TGGATAGTATCCATATGACATACCTTCCATGTGATTTGTCAACTAAAAATTTATAACTCATCCAGAAGATGATATCTCCGAAATGGAGATATCATCTTCTACGATGCTTTGTCATCGCATACCAAGTATATTACAAATCAGTTCTGTGTGATCGGACTGATTTGTAATACGCCAATAATATCCAACAGATATCATACATGACCCAATTTTTAATGCCGTGATAATATCATGTTGAAATTGATATGCAAGCAACATTCCACAACTTGCAGAAAGAATGCTATTGATAATACCGTTGATAATTGATAAACTATTCTGAATTCGAAAGAGTATGGTATAATCACTATCTGGTAATATATATTCAAACTGAATGCCGGCATACTGTCGACTAATTAGATCACAATCCAGTACAACTATATAGTATTGAAAATACCAAATCAGGAGTTGAATGCACCATCTACGGAATCCGATAGCGAACATCCAAATTCGTCCTTCGTGTAGATATCGCTTAGTAGCGTTTGATCTTTGGCTGAAGTATATGCAATTCCTAAACTTCTCATGGTAACACTAAATGGAGTCGAATTGGAAAACACAATGCCACGAATATCAATTATCGGACGCAATATCACCGGTATTTGTTTCAGGGTCATTGGGATTACCAATCGCGTGATCGCACGTTTGTTTCCATCAAGAAATTCCACGAGTCTCTCATATAATGATGAATCGAATGTGCGCACTCTAGCTAGATATCGTTCATCTCGAAGTACTTTACCGTCACTCAGCAGTGGAATAACATAACCTTTATTGGGGATAATAAATTCACCAAAGGTCGGTTTAAATACGGTATCCCAAAGTTTCCAATAATAATAATTGGAAATTGCCGGATCTTTATAGTCGTCTTCATTTTTAACAGGAGATGTAGTCAGAAAGGATCGTTCTCCGGCTTCGAGTGACCGAATGACTCGTTTTTCATGATCAAGGACTTTTTCTAAACAATCAGCAACTTGTAGATGCCCGTTGGTGGTTACATTATCAAAAATCCAATTGACAAATGCTTTCCCGGCCTTGACAGTTTCTTGACACATCGTACTCGATCTGAATGATAGACCTTTGATATCTTCCTTTGTCTTTGGTAGAACAAACCCTTCTTGTATTGTAGCCAATCCGGCATATTGTTTTGGAAGTGGGGTGCGTAACATTAGTGGATAATGAAACTCATTTTTCATCGAGATCCGACGAACATCTTCGCCTACTGATCCGATATTGGCACTAAGTCTGGCAAATACTTGTTCGAGCGTCATGACAATCAAAAATACAACAAATCCATTAATGGCACTCGCTTCTGGAGTAAATGCAATTTTACCCAGATACCACTCAACCCATGACTGTGTCGAAAAGATCACACTATCTGTATCTGAAATAATGACAGCTTTACGAATCATGTGTGGATGAGACATTGCATCGGCCACATCACAATCGACCCGTAAAAAAGCAGCTATCAATCGACCAATACTATCGAGTTTAGATTGCATATGACTACCGATAGCGATCAAATGACTAATACCAGGTAGTTTTTCAATGACGGCTTCTGATACCGATTTGCGATCAATGACATCAGCATTCAGTCCGGAAACCATTGCTAATAAATCGCTGTTGAATTTAAAGATGTCACCCAATGGAATTGTAGAATCGATGATAACATCCGTACGAAAAAACTCAGTTAAGAATGGACGAAAGATGTGGTCATTATGCATAATTAGCGTTTTTAAACAATAGGCATAAAATACAAAAGTTCGTTCATTCGTCGATAGTGATGTTAAAAATGATATCAGTGCACTACGCAGTTTTTCAGTGATACGTTGATAAAAACGAAGACTGTTAATGAAATGATCGGCAACTTCAATAACACTTGGTGTTTTGATGGTATAATCGACAACAACTGAAGCTAGATCTTTAGGACAATGTCTTACCAATTGCATGCAGTAATTAATACAGTGATCTAGTGTTGGAAAGTAGAAATTCCCTTCTAACATCTTCTCTACATGAGAATAGGCACACATAATACTGTGTCTACCTACAGATGTTACTGCATTATAACCAGGTTTGTCATAAAGACAATTATGAGCAGAACCAAATGCTCCTGGAATAGAATTGTTTTCAATCTTAATTTGAGATTGAAGATAATTAGCTCGTTGTTCTAATCCAAGATCACCAGCAACAGCTGCAGCCAACATCTTCTTCTTTTGTACTTTACGAGCAACACCGTTGTCAAGAATTTTACGTTTAAGAAAACTTTCTTTAACGGAAGGCGGCATGTATGTCACACCGGCCGGTGTTATGATATTTGCTCTTAATGTTTCGGTATAATTGAGCAAATCTGTTGTTTCGATATTGGCATTACCGTAAGATGGATAGTTGATCATCTTAAGGACAGGACGTTTTAGTGAACGAGCTATCTCAGAAGAAACGAATGATTGGATTGTTGAAGTTGGAACATTTGGATGTTGTCTGCGTAAGAAGGCCATTGTGTTCTCGGTATAAGCCCGAATTATACCAATCGATTCCCGCTGGTGATCCGGAAACTTAAAGTATTCCATGAGCATTTCCACTTAAGTTCGTTTATTCTGTTCTATTGAATGGCTGTGTCGAGTATTGAATAACCACGATCTACTCAGATCGTGGTTGAATATATGTAATTTTGAATATGGTATGACCATTGCATGAGGCAAACCTCTTTTAACCACACATACATTTAGGAAATTATTTCATGTCCGATGACACGAAACAAGAATTGGCTGATTATCAGAAAGAGTTATATGCTGCAAAGCAAAAACTTATTGATCAGCGCAATCCACATGACGGAGCGCGCCCACATACCTCACAAGATGAGGTTTTGATTATTGCTATTGATGGTCTGTTGATGAGACTTGATAATACTAATCCAAGTGAAATTACCTTGACTGTTCTTGTTGAACTTGTTGATAATATTCAAGAAGTATTAAAATCAACAGAACATTTTCTGCAACACAAGCCGCAATCCATTAGAGCTCAATAGATCTTTGATTGGATTATCAGAAGCCGACATTCTACAATAATAACATAAAGGATATTGATAATGTCAGATTTTGATGGTAAAGCCCTTGAAAACTATTGTAAAGATAAATTGTATCGTCCGTTTTTAAGAAAGATGCAATATTTATATTTCAATCCTGAGTATAAAGAAAATATCTTGGTTTTTAGTAATACTGAAGATATTGATTTTAAATATTGTGAATCGTTACAGACAACCGGTCTTGTTAAGATTATTAATAGACAACACCTTGCTATGTTTTATAACTGGTTTGATCGCTGTGGAATAACCCGAGCAATTCCAATGTTGATATACTTTGGAACTTTCATGACTTTATTAAGTAAAGTATCGTGGGGGACACCTACCTATACGATCAAACGGACTTCCGATGGGTGCGTATTTTTTTCCATTAAAGAGTCCATTGATATATTAATTGCCCGACCTTGTGATACACATTTTACTTTAACTAAATTACAAAGCTATGTTGAAAAATATAGTGATGTCTTTTTTACTCCCAAACAACCAAGTTATCAATTGCAGATTCCAGAAACATCAACTCCCAATAAGATGCAAAGAGTACCACTTTCTTGTGAAGAACTTAGGGCTAGAGGATTTTTAAATACAACATGTCGTGACATCAATCTTCTTCTCCTTCCAGGACAAGATGTGTTGTTGATTAAATCCTTATTGCAAAAAAATATACCCTTTGAAAGTGGAGTTCGTATCTGGTCAGATACCAGTCTGAAATGTCTGAATTATGGTGGATATTATACAGATGCTGACATCTCACTCTGTGTTGTTCGCGATAATGTCTTTTTATTTCCCAAAACAAAACCGGAGTAAAATATTGTGTCTGACGATAGCATTCCAGTAACAGATATCGAAGCCGCTCATGTTGTCATCGAAGATGAAGATGTTGAACATGAAGAATCTGAAGATGCCATTCAAACAGCAGACAATCCTGTTGTTATGAAAAAGATGAGGGTATTTCTAGAATCACTCAATGTTGAGGAATTAGAAATTCTACTTGAGGCGCGAAAGAAATCATTAGGAGAAGTTGCTTACGCCATTACAGCAGGAACTGAGGGGAGCTATGATGCGATATTATCCGAACTCAGCGTTGCTCACAGTGTCGACGCCGATCGCAGTCGGGCAGCCATCGGAGAAATCAAAAATACTGAATTGTTCAAGAACCGATTGGTTGTTGATGGAAAGACAATTCTTGGCACTCCAAAACTCAACCGTGCGTCTGGAAATGGAGCAGTACTGGTTGGTGCGGATGCTCTGGCTGCTTTCGCAATTCGCGATGGGTGGTTAAAGCGTGTCGTCCTCTATAACAGCGGATTTTCTATTGATATCATCGCACCATCTTTGTTGGCACTAAATACTTTTTTCAACAAGGCCTATGATGCGACAAATTCATATGGTAGACAGTACGGCGGATTGTTCTTTTATTTTCATGATCTGATGATCAAAGAAGCCATTGTCGAATTGGTACTTCCCTTGATTATCAATTCTACTCTACGTGATGCCAATCGCCACAATACTTTGATTCGCAATATCAAACTTGTCGATCTCAAACTGATTCTCAATGCCATCGGCGCATTGATGTTTCCCGATGGGTTTGCCTTCACTCATGTTTGTTCTAATCCAGATGGGACATGTAATCACTTCGAAGAAGTTTTGATTGATATTAACAAACTTGCTTTCTATGATTTCAACAAGATGTCGACTGACTGCAGACAACATATGGCTCGGAAGTCTGATATCACGCAAGAATTGTTGGCAACGTATCAACATAATCTTGGTTTTGATGGAACTGAGATTCGTTACTTGCAGTACGGATTTACTATGCAACAACCGAGTTTGTCAGACCATCTCGATTACGGTCGCCGTTACAATGGTGAATTGTTAAGTACTGTATTTGTTGATAAGCCAGATGTTGTTTCTCGGGCTGTGCTATATTCATACTATCAAATCTATACACCATTTATTACAAAACTTACACTCTATAATGCAGATGGTAGTGTTGATATTATTACAGAAGATCGTGATGTCATCACTCACATGTTGTTGCGGTTGCAGATAGAGGATACTGAAGGTACGCTGATTAAAGAATTTGATGCCTTTGTTGCTAAGTCAGAAATCAGTTATATTTGCTATCCTGCAGTTGCATGCCCGTCTTGCAAATACGTACCAAGGAGTGGCTATTATACGGTCGATCCGATTCTGACTTTTTTTATGCTATCACTAACGAAATTAAACCTGAATTAATTACAGAAGACAAATTTAGAGATTACATCGCTAGATTTCGTTTACTCCAGGATAAAATTCTAACCAAAATCGACAACGGTCGAGATCGATATTCTGCAATTATTGCTTTCAATGAAGCATTTTATAAACTTCGTACTGACACACCATCTATGCTAAGTGCGGTTGCATATGTTCCACGACTAGGTCGCAATAATGTTTCAAATGAAGCTAATTCATTAGCAAAAATTGTTATACAATATTTAGTTTCCACTAACTGGGTACAGTTGTATGGTCTTTCGTATGAAGCCACGATGAAACTTACTTATGCAGAATGGATACGAATGCAAACAGCCCTCAATACGCTACCGCCGCCAGAACCATCAGAATAATCAAAGGTTAGTGTTAAACATGTTAGATGGATATCAGACAATCACAGGCAATCACAACGTGACCAATACATTGAGTGGTAGTGCATTTTACACTCATGTTATTGACACTTGTCAGCAGATCCGCAATATCTTGGTTGATCATTGTGGTCCACATGCAACAGATGCATTGATCATCAAAGACAATGATGGTAGAAATCTAAAAGATCCCACTTATGCCATTTTCACTAAAGATGGTATTAACATTATCCAATCTATAGAATTTGTGAGTCCTATTCAGAAACATATTCAAAACTTAGTTGTCTATGTTGGTAGTCGGGTTGATGCCAAAAGTCATGATGGTACCACAACAGCAATGTTGTTTTTTGTTTCTCTCGTTATACACTATTTCACCCAACTCAACAAAGATTTAATTGAAGGGAAATTATCCAATTATCGACAATTGCGAAAAGAACTATTGTCAACATTTCATACTTTGACAGACGGCTTAGAAAAATCCGTAGTGACTGTCGATAGTTTTGCTGCTGATAAATCAATCTCTCGAAAAGAAGCTATTCGTTATGTCGCCTATCATCAGGCGATGTTGTCCAGTAAGGGCGATACCGAACTTGCGGATGCCATCGTCGAAGTTGTTGAGACACTACCAACTGAATTGTATGGATTGTTTTCAGTTTCCCAATCAAAAATTGAAACAGATCAGAGATTTACGGTAACGCGAGATGACTTCGATTTTGTCATGTCGGTCATTACAAATCTCGACGATATGAATCATCGGATGAATACCGAATATCTAGCTGAGTCTTGTGATTTGATTGTCTCGGAAGACGATCTCGTTCGTGGTAATCCTGCACTCAAATTGATCGAACAACAGATCAATGTTCCGACACGCACTTGTGATCTTGTCATTATAACCAAGTCAATGGATGCCACACTTCAAGGCATAATTGCTGCTTATAATCAAGCCAATCAATATAAGATCATTGTATTTCCATTCAGCACCCACAAGCCGTATAGTAGTCGGGTTACCATGCTGAGTGCTATTTCTGCAGTAGCAAGTGTCTATCCATTGCGCGAACATGTCATTGACAATTCGCTTCCCTATCTTATTCGCAATGCCAAAGTGCATTATAAAAATAGACGTCTCTTTGTCAGTAACATCTATACCAAAGACGATACTGCCTATCATCCATCATTCACAGATCCGACTCGATTTGAACCTTATACTCTTATGGTAACTTCTATTCGTGAAGAGCTTGAAGGATTTACATCCGGACGTCGTCGTGTTGAAACTGCAGCAGATGAAGCTATGTATACCGACTATGTTGAAATCTATCGACGGATGATCAGTTCAGACATTCGCAATCTACAGATCTCCGGTATGCGCCATGATACACTGGCAGATCGAGATGTGTTACAAGATGCTTTTGGAGCGGTACTCTCTTCTCTGGAAAATGGATTTGTGTTTGATGGTTATCTCAAACTCTATCTCACACTCCATAAAACAGAACGTCCTACCAAATCGATCGTCGAAGTTAAGAATATTGTCGTCGATATTCTTAAGAGTGTTCATAAGCGAGATGTCGCGTCTAATGATTCAACAACGTTTACCGAACGACTTCAATCGACTCTTTCTGCAGAATGGCATCCTGACGACTTGATCTATCTCTATTATCCAGTCGACAATTCTCCGACAATTTATCTAGATGAATTCCAAGAAGTTGGATATGACGAATCACCGACAGTTACCCCCGTCCTTCAACCAGCAGATAGTTATCGTGAATTGTTTACACGCGTTGAAGATCTGTTACCAAAATTACTGAACACAAGTCGTGCTATCATTCCAAATACAGTCAATACCTGATTGTCCATCATATGGGCACATTACATAGGGAACCATTATGAGCGGCAGCAGTCTGTTGGTAACTGAAGCTATCATTGGTCAAACTGTAACATTTACATCAAAGAATCCAGTCGATCCAACCATCTATAAAGGTATCGTCACTGGTATCATCACATACGCTTTATCTGGTTCTTTCGGATTTGATCAAGTTTCATACAACGCAGCGGTACAACGAGCCGATCCAACCGTTGGTGCCATCACAACACTTAACTATTTCATTGTCACACTAACCAATAACCAACCTGCTCCAGCAAATAGATTGTTTGCTAATGAGTGGATTTCAACAGCCAGCTTCAGTGTTATTACAAGTGCAACGATCTTCAATCTAAATGTCTATGATATACCAGCACACGGACTTCCTGCAATTCTAGCCATTCTACAAAATGCTGGTTATAATGCAGTGCAAGTGACGGCACCATCGGCAGCAGCATTACTCCAAGGTCAAACTTCAACAGCGCCTTGATATAACAAAAAATAAGAAGAGTAGGATGCGACATATGTCGCATCCTACTATTTCTATCATGGCCTGAGATTAGAGTAGTGGAAGTGCAGTCCAACCCTCGATCTTCATTGCTTCAGCAACAATCGGATCGAGATTTGCATATGGCGCACAACAATACCAATCCATATAGTCTCCATGCCCAACAATAGCCGCAATCAAATCTCCAGCGGAACGAAAGCTATAACCAGCAGTATCGCCGTTGGTGTGCGTCCACTCCATATTGGCAAGAGAACCCCACACGGCTTTGCAAAGATTATCATCGACTCGCATTCGTTTCGCCGAGGGCGAGATTGACAGTGGCTTCAAATGCATCATGTGGATCTAAAGCGCGACCTCCAGAAACACCACCAAGGCCACCAAATCTCTTTGGTACAGAATTAAGCATATTCAACTTCCTTCTATTAGAGACAACTAAGTATTTTACATTCCCAGCAAAATTGCAATCAACATAATACCCTCCTTTAAATGGTACCTGTTAATTAAATCAAATTATATCTAAATCGTGCCAATTACGTCAGGCTTGGCTTAACAAGTATTCAAGTGATCTTTTTATAATGTCATTGAAAAGCCTTGTTGATATTGGTGTTTTAATAGCGAGTTGGAGTTCTTTGTAAAATCGAGCTGTCACTTCAGCAATCAGAAGACCTCGATTATTATCGACAACTGCAGTTTGTTCCTCCATGACATAGGTGATTGTGATCGTAGCCTCACGGTATCGAAGAGTGATCCGTCCAGAAATGTCGGGGTCGATTTCTGTAACAAAGATGAGATCTGTTGGATCTGGAACCGTTCCATCAAAGCATGGAATATGATTGGTTTCATCGCCATCAACAGCCACATGAAGATCACCGTAGATCGTATGAAAATCTTTAACCACGGCTACTTTCTTGTAGCGCTTAACTCCGTATACAGCGACGCCTCCGATCGCAACAACAGTAGTGATTATAGAAGCAACGGCGATGAATACTTTAGACATGACACACCTCTTCAGTTTGACATTTGAGTGTTATTTAATCAACGCGACGGCGGAACTGTATGTAATTGGTGAATCTGGTTTATATGCTTCTATCTCAATAGACACCGTGTGCATAATTACATAAGCACTCTTTTTGTATGGATAGATTTTTGCAACACAACCATGAAAGTTTAGATAGCGCACAACTGCATGTGTAAATTTATTGTGCAAAATCTTACGTTGACTTATGGTGCGCAATTCCAAAGAAGAAATAAGAATACAACGATGTACCTTTTTTACAACGAGAAATATCTTTTCTGCAACTTCACGTGGCGTTGGTAGTTTGTCCACCACAACGATTTATCCTTTCGTGTATAATTGTTAAGCTACAAGTCGATACGAATTCATCCGCCACAACATGCTGTCGATGTCATCACCGAGTCTCCATGGGGGAATATTGGTAACCGGTGTGGTATGAGTTCCTTCATTGGAATATTGTGAGATTCCATCCAGTGAAATTTGAATCGAAGGATGATCAATTGGAGGATGAAAGAATCCATTTTTGGTAAACATTAGGGTATTTCCTACAAGTCGATATACGATTACACCGACTTCATTATAGTAATATATATCTGTATGAAAATGAACTACTTACAGACCAGTCCCTTTAGGGACTGGTCTGCTATTTGTACATCAACGACTCTTTAGTCTGGCAGCATGTAGAAAAAGGGGGTTCTTGATTAACCCATTCGTGAGCTGCTGAAGGATGTCATATGATGAAGATAACCCGGCTGTGCGTAGTCCATCGGAGACCGATCCTCGAGACAATATACGCATGATTGTTCCCCAGAATAGCTGGCGTATTTTATATCCTTTTGAATTTTTATACTCTTCCACTGTTTGAAGAAGCGTGGTGGTTTCTTTAATATAATAATTTCTTAATTCTGTACTTAATTTTGGATCTTTAAAAACAACCATGTTATTTTGTAGAAGTTTTTCTAATCGTAACAAAGGAGGATCGTAAGTGCCAATGTCAACAAAAGTTAATGTGTGGAATGTTTGTATTATTGCATTAATTCCATACAACAATTCTCGTGCACCGCGTTGTTGACGCATTGCAATTATTGTATCAAGTCTAACATAAGCAGAAGATTCTGCGTCAAATAACTTTTTCAATCCAGAAGCAAATGCCGCACCAAGTCCATATCGCGAAACAAACTCATCAGCAATTGTTTCATTATAACTTGCATTAGATTCGGTAATTACAGTATCTGATGATTTATGACTACCACTATTGATAGTACCATATCGAGCAGATTTTTCAATTTGTTCAATGCGACTTGTAAATACTTTCCAAAATTTAATACACAAATATAAACCAGCAAGACTGGCAGTTACAACTGCTATTGTAATACCGACTAGATTTTGCTTATTTTTATCAATTTCACTTATGGCTTGGTCAAAAGCTTTTGTCCATTGACTATTGGTTGATTTTTTAATATCAGTTTTTATTTCAGATATTGCAATCTGAGACGTCTTGTCATCAGTCGTTTCACTGAGATAAGATATAGAATTACCTGCCGCATTTACTTTATGATAAAGATCATCGATGTGCTCACAAAGACTCAGGGCATGTCCACATTCGTGTAAAATAGCAGCCGCATGCTCTTCTGCTGTCAGTGGAACGATACCACCAAAGGCTTCTTCACAAAGATAAAATGCTGGAAATATCTGTAGTATCATAATAAAATTATGAACTATCTCCGCAAAACTACCCGTATCGAGAGAAATGGTATTATGGTCCAAATCAAAAATATTTGGATTAAACACATTATCAGTATTCAATCCGGAATACATTTGATTGACATTGCGTATTTTAGTGCCATCTGCTACATTTCTAAATATGGGCAGCGTGGCATATCCGGGTTCTAAATCTTTATAGCACAACACTAGAACATTCAGCTTTAATTCAGAAGCTAATAATTTTATCAATGCTGGAGCAAATGTATTATTGGTATAATTTGTAGCTTCTTGAATACGACTTGGGGTTATCGGAGATAATTGTTTATCTTCTGTAAATCGCTTAGTGGTTTCAACCCAAGTCAAAAATTCTCCACACAATATCACTAATTGTTTAGCCAATGTGCTATTGTGTTGAAAGGCAATTCGTTCTATAGCAGGAAGACCTTCAAACATCAAATTATTCCCCTTTGTTAGGCGGTGGTCTCAAATAAACTAGACCACCGCCTATAACACAAGGTCATTGTCGGGGTGTGAGTCTCAGTTAACCTTTATTTTCTATGAAAATAAAGTTCGAGCAAGATCCTATTGGGATCTCAGTTGATCGGACATACTCGTATCCGATTTGGGTTCATAATGAGTATATGGAAGATTACTGGATAGCACTCTACGTTTAATATCGAGACTTCCCGTATGTCGATGCAACATCATCCCAACAATAATGGTGAATATTTGCGAAATGATGGTAATAAACATTTCATATGACAATGGAACATTAGGAGTTGTATCATAAAAATTATACATAACAAGTACACCGGAAATCAAGATTGTACTTCCAGTTGTTCGAAAATCCGCTTCTCGCCAAGAAACTATTCGACAAATCTGCTGGATATAGTGAATATTATCCACAATGATACAGGTAAATAGAGCTAAGATTATAATCGTTAACCCCACATTAAAAACGGAAATCATTAGAGATATCAAGCACACGTTCATCTTTTTTCCCTCCATCTATGACTGATGGTTGATTTACAACAAGATGTTGCATAAAATTTTCGATAATTTTATGCAACTCGATAATGGTCTGCTGATATGTGATATTATCGGCAAGTAGTGCGTTTTTCTCAGCAACATGTGCAATAACTGCAGCATCTGCCAATTCTCTAAGTCGCTTCGTTTCTGCAAGATCTTCTGAAATTCTAGCAATGTACTTGTTCTTTAATAACTCACGATAGTCTTCACGCCGATCTAGAACAAATCGACGATGATACGAGTAAAAAAATCCAAATAAAATAGCCCCATATCTAATCACGTCGATATGTGTTTGTACCCATTGAATGATAAGAGTCTCCATTTGCATTTTACTCCTATCTTACCATCACCACGATCCTCATAATTTATGAAATAAATGGATCACGTTTTTATACGTGATCCATCCGATGAAATGATTGTTGGATATCATTACCAGTGACTAATTAGTCTTCTATTGGAGCCGCAGATGCTGTAAGACATCCAGCAACATCCAATGAGTTGTGTACAACCCGAACTGCTGTATCAAGTACTGCTGAAATACAGCAAAGTCCGGACGATACGTGACAACGTACCATGTCGGCCTGTGTCATATTACCACCAGCAAGTGCTTCGATAGCATCGGTATTTTCATCAGAAATAGCATCATCGATTGCTGGAGGAACATCGTTGTCAATCAGTGATACGAATGTTGCAGTATCTTGCAATCGACTGACAAATTCGTCCTTGCGAGCAAGTAATTCGTTAACGACAACAAGTAAAGATTTTGTTTTCTGCAGAAGTTCGATGACATTTTCGTTGTTATAACCATGTTCACCAAGAGTAGCTACTTTTGGTTCAATAGTAACTTCATCCACACCCATCTGAAGATAATGTGGATTATTAGAATTGATGCAGAGACCAGTGTGTTCACCAAGTGCGATTGCAATATTGTTTAATTTCTCAGTGTAAGCATCCATAGCATCGCGATCGGTCGGATCCGCCACTGCAACATCGAGTCCGGGAATCATGGCAATCAACGCATTGATACAGTCATTGGCACAATCATAACGAGCTGCTTCAACCGAACCATTGAGTGAGGTTTCAGTCTCATCAAGATCGGTAATGACACCAAGATAATGTTCAACTTCATTATCAAGATTTTCGATTTGTTCAGTCGTTGTAACAAAGAGTTCGCCGACATTATCGGCACAGTTATTGACCCAGTCGGCGACAACGTTGAGCTCGGTATCCAACGCATCATCGATACCAGTTAGAGCTGTCGTGGTACGAGGATCATTCTGATCGGCATCGACAAGATCGAGTGATTCATTGCTGGGCATGTTTGGAATGATAGTGGAAATGACATTGTTTCTTGGATTGACAAATTCCATCAATGGTCGATTGAGACCATACGCACGAATCACCATGCGCAATTGGCGCATATCAGAAAAATCTTGTGTGGTATGATCCATCGTTGCAATACTTGCAGTAAGAGCAGCTCGTGCATTTGAATGCCGCATACCTGCCTGTAAAATCTGCCGAATTTCACTACGATGATTAATATCAACGGGTGTTTTGTTGACAATAGTCGTGTTCATTGTAAGACCACTAAACATTACTAACTCCTTTATTTCCATTCGCTTCGACAGTAAATATGGCAGCATAACGAACGCCACCAAAGTAGAGAAGCACTGTTTCCAGACTCTGTAGATATTCGATTCCCCAACGAGAAACAGAACTCGTTTCATCGGAGCAAGCCTGGACCAAGGTCGGATCGAATGGTATGGCCGCTAGAGTAAAATCTGTAATGTCCAACGACCGGTCATATGATCGTTTGATAAGTTCGTCACTGAACCGCAGAAGATTGAGATGATAGTAACGACAACCAATATAGAATACAATCTTCAATGCATTGAGGAGTCGCTTGCGACCTTCTCCATTGAATGGATTCATCAACGATTCTTCAAATATTCTATCGAGAACTGCAATGATACGAACAATGGCTTCAGAAGAAGATGTGCCATCTTTGCGTGCATAAGTGGCATTGTAATGACAAGTCTCAACCAAAGCATCCATACTGTCATATCGTTTTACTTGTTGAGTATCGACACGACTCTGCAGTTTAGCAAATTGATTAAGAGCATGTACGACTTCAGTTGAAAGACACTTATCATCACCAAATCCATCAATTATATTTTTTGATAAGGTATTGGTGATTAACTGATATAGTGCTTGAATGTTATACGCAATTGCACTGTTAGCAAAGATCTGCAACTGTGTCTGTTGCAGACGATTGGTGGCAACTTTTTCTCGATACGCCTGTTCCAAGACCGTCGTATCGAGATCCAGGACACCCATGCGATAGCTATAGAGTTTAACTAGTCCCTTGCCTGGAATGGCAAATTCAGATACATTATTGAGAAGTTGAATATAAGCATGTACCAGATGAAAAACATCATGAAAGTATTCGGGTTTCGGAGGATTAATATCCTCCGGTAACTCAAGATAGGGTACAGTTGTTCCAGTTGTCATAGATCTTAACCTTGCTCATAGTGAGCGATCTTGGCATCGATCTTTGCCAACTCATCACTATACCGTTGTAGAATTTGTTGTTGGTGTTGATATTCGGGAGATTGTGGATCAATACGATTGATATCCATTTGAAGGACCACAAGCTTAGCCTGGATCCATTCACGCATTGCCAGATTGTGCTTGTATTGTAACCTGGGAATATAACTAAATGCTTCTCGTAAAAAGAGAATAGGTTGAAAGTGTGCGAACGGATTCATCAGTCGCATGATACCGGGATAGTCATTGATATTGGCATAGCTGTCGAGTGTGGTAGATTCTGTATAGATTGAAACATCGCCAGTTTTACGTACGTCCTGCACGAGCGAGACGATACCGCGAGAGGCGCCACGCTGCAATACATCACTGACAAAACTAGCTACTGTATCACTAGAATCGGCAACAACTTTCAAGCGATATGCCGGAACCCGTGGGGTGTCATCCGACTGACCAACAAACTGTCCGATGAAAAAACAAAACCAGTCAGCAAGCAGACTTGAAAGATTGATAAAGCCAAAGATAGCCGCATGAGACAATTTCATCTGCTCAAGTGTGATTTCACCATCATCGGTACCATCTTTGAACAACAGATCAAAATTGGTTCGCATTGCTTCGTGATCGGCAAGAATGATCTTAGCTGCAGAATACATACTGCAAAGAAGATGAGATGATTCCAATCGAGTGGCGGTTGTATTGAGATTTTTCAAATATCGAGTATAAAAAGTACTCAATACAGAATTATCTTTATTTGACCCATTGTCCGGAAATAGATCTTTCCGGATAGAATCAAACAGTGTCATATTGCCTTCATAGGTAGAAACAACCAGGCGAAGCGCAATGAGATTGTTATCAATTAGATCCAAGATGTCATTCTTATTGACAGGATCTGCACTCTTATGTTTCTTAAAAATATCAGCAATTGAATTACTAATCGTTCTGAAAATATCCATTTACACATGCTCCTTAGAATTTAGGTGACCGGCCCTGGCCAAGAGCATTCATAACGGCTACAAGGTCAAGACCATTATCTCCCTTGTTCTTAAGTTTGATTTGATCAAATGAGAAAGTTGCTTCATCATCGAGACCATTGTAGTAAAAAGTAACCCGATCATAGAGCAGATCAACGACAACCATGATCATGACAAATGATGTTGCAAAATATTCTTGACGTACAATCGGATCTGTGATATCAATACCACAGTCAGCCTTAGCATGCTGTACTGTTTCTTTACTAAAGATTAATACAGAATTGGCAATATTACGAGAACGATTGGCTTTATCTTTATTGAGATTGTGGAGAACACCTGCACGACCTGCTGTTTGTTTATCAATCGCAGCTGAGACAACACCAGTCGGATCCATCCGACGAAGTCTTTCGCGACGATTATGAACATCGCTTAGTGCAACAACATCCCGCCAAAATGAAATCTCGCCGGTACGCCACTGCATGATCCGCTGAGAAAATGAAGGACTCGCATCTTTAGTAAGAAACTCTACTGCAATTTGCGCTGGAATCAAATAAGGAGCTAGTTGAACGATAAGATTTATTGTAGTATTCGACAACGGATTATCAGGATTTGTGAGAGTAATTTCCAACATTTTGCCAGCAGGAATGTGATTATTACCATCAAGTTCAACCACTTTGCCAGTGGTAGTAGCTGATGAAATACCATGTTCAGCAAGCGTTTTCACTGCAGCAAGCCCATTTTGCCGATTCGTCACAGGATCAGCTGCGTCGGCTTCTCGTTTAGCTTTTTCAGCATCGCGTATTTCTTTAGCAGCTTCTCGTGCGGCACGAGCTTCATCGAATTTTGCACGAATGGCGTCGCGTTCTGAATCCTTTGTAGCACGAGCCAATTCTGCAGCTTCGCGAATTGCATCGTGCTTATCGTCAGCGATCTTTTTTGCAGCATCCCGCGCATCTTCACGTCTGATGCGAATGGTATTTAACTTTTTCTGATAGATATCGCGTTTAATCTCACGCCGTTCACGACGAGCATCCCGCTGTTCGCGAGTGTCGGGTTCCGACATTTCATTTACTTTTTTACGCGCGTCTGCTATTCTATTTAATTTTTTGTTAAATCTATCGTCAGCAGCGCTGAATGTAACTTCAACTGATTCATGTGGCAACATGGCTTCAGTTGCAATAACCTTCAGCATAGATTGAACGTCTCTGTCTTTTGTAACAAATCGATTCATCTGCAGCGCTGTTAGAATAAATCCCGCATATTGAGTATGAATTATTTTGAGGACATCAGTAACGACAGGATCTGCATAAACCAATTCGTCAATATAAACACGACTCGTAATGCACAATGGTTTGATGTAGGAAGTTAAACTAACCTTACCCGCATCCATGACATTTTCAACTTTAGTAGCAATCTTTTGTGCTCTTTCCTCATATGGTTTGAGGACTTCTTCAACTCTCTTATAGAGAGTATCCGCTGCCGTAATGGCAGCTCCGGCGGTTACAACTGCGGCTGCGAGACCCATGACATGGTACCTTTCTTTCGATAAATAACCAACCTGAAACTATATGAATGACAGAAATATACTATCAGCTCGATATTGTTTCATTTTAATATACACCCACGCCATTTTGTTAAATGGTCTTGGACCATATTATGATTCGAGCCGTGCGTGCTCGCAGTATACATAAGAACGGAATAGAGATATGGTAGCTGCCTCGGACCCAACGACTACTCCAAGTCTAACAAGCATTGCTGCGTCCGTTGCAACCACTGCCCAATTAGAAACATTGTTTTCACAAGCAACGCAGCAATCATTTCGAGCCGCCGGTACTGGTAGTTATCTGTCTCAGTATCAGTCGCTTTTATCGCAATTCGATCGGTATGGCATCAATGCCATGCTTCCAAATCACGAAGTGGTTGGGTATACTTTTATTACCAGACCAAAATTAAACTTCTCAACAACGTCTCTACGACAAGATCGTATTCTATCTATGTTGGATACTGCAGACAATAGTTCATTACAATTTGCCATACGGTGTTATCTGGATACGCGTTATGCTAAGTATGTTGACAATTTAGCATTAAAGTGCCCATTCTTTAATGCACAATCCCCCTTTCTGATTCCACTATCAAACAACCTCGTTTCAGTTTCGGGTTGGCCAGATCCAGTGCTTGATACCGAAACCACCGATGGTGGATTCTTTAGTGAAGATATGACTATGGTCAAAGGGTCGGATCGACTCAATCGTACGTATGATATAACACTAACATTTCGTGACATCCAAGGTGGATTTATCATTTCATTACTCTGGATGTGGATCCACTATATCGAACTTGTTGTGCGTGGCGACACCATGGCTTATCCTGAAGATATTGAAGCTAGACGAATTAACTATACCTGTTCGATTTATCGAATGGTATTAGATCCGTCTCGGCAATTTATTACCAAATGGTCAAAAGCCACCGGGTGTTTTCCAAGATCCCTTCCGATTGGTAATATTTTCAACTTTGGTGAAAAAGAAAACTTCATTCATAGCGCTGCACAATATTCAGTACCATTTACGGTAAACAAAGTAGAGATCATGGATCCTATTATTTTTAGAGATTTCAATACTATTGTTGCACGGTATGCTCCTTTTGTAAAACAAGTCGGCAATACAATATCCCCCGTAGCGAATGCCGGTAACAACTTTATGGGTACTCCTTATATAGATCTCCTTAATGGTTATAACCAATTGAACTTCCTACTTCCATCTGGTACTATTATAAACGACCCCTTTATGGATCAGTTAAATTCCATGAAGTTGTTATTTAATACCCTTTCTACTTAACCTCTTTTTGATTGAGGATCAAAAAGAGCTCGAGTAAGAACAACCATGTTGTTCTTAGTTAACATTAGGAGCATGAAATTCCATGTTTGAAAATACAACTCTTGCAGCATCAGTTCTAGCAAATCCAGCTTCAGTGCAGAGTATGGTGTTGACTGAATTCCAAAATAGACTTGGTGGTACCTATTCCGTTGCGGATCCCAACAATAGTTTCAATCTATTACTAGAAGCCAATTCATCAATCAATGCTCAATCTGTACGATTCATGGAATCGATGTTTGATGCTCAATATGCAGTACGAGCAACAACGAGTGCTGAACTCTATAACAACATGTCTGATTTTGACTATCTCAGTATGGTGGCTGGACCATCGTCTACAACAATCAATCTTACTTTTAATGCCGATTATTTAATTGCCAATGCTCGTTACTATGATGTTGTTTATAACCGTGTTGTCATTCCAGCCGGATCTCAATTCTACATTGGACCATTGACATTTGGTATCTACTATCCCATCAACATAGACATCAATCGCACTACAGACAACATCAATGTTTTATGGGACACCACAATAAACAATCCACTACAGACATTGTCTACCAATATGGTACCATTCGTACAATATAGCAATGGTGGTCTCAATCTAATAACCCTTACTATTCCAGTATCTCAATTTGCTATGTCCACCACAATATATCCAGTGGTGGCACAGCAGGGATTTATTCAATCAATTAACTATCCAAATCAATTCTATGCTGCTAGAGTATTCACCAACTTACCCACTGGTAGTTGGACAGAATTAGCTTATACTCTATCGGAAACCGTCTACGATCCAACAACGCCAACTGCCAAACTCACTATTCAAAACGATACCAATATTCTAACTGTTAGTATTCCACAAATCTATTTTACCAATAGTCAAATTGGTAATCAGGTGATGGTCATGGTCTATACGACGGAAGGGGCGATTGCATTAGATTTAACCAGTGTTGAAGTATCTAGTTGTAATTGTGACTTCGGGCTTAGTCTTACTGAAGTTAGTCCATATGCACTGATTCTTGCTAACTTGGCAACTATTGATTTAACGCCAGCCGAGATGTCCATAACGGGTGGTTCGAGTGCTCTTAGTTTTACAGCATTACGAAATCTTGTTATCAATGGAGGTCTTTATACTTCTGTTCCAGTAACACCAGCTGAACTCACAGCATATGCCGCCAAACAAGGTTTTGCTATTACTAAATATATTGACAATGTCACTGATAGAATTTACTATGCTTCTAACACCATCAGTGGTGGTCAGAATGGCTACGTCATGGTTACGACTGCCACCATATCAGTTATACTTCCTCCAGTTGGATCTACCACTGGACTGCCATCAACCATTCTAAATTTCCCAACTGAAAATGCAGTTATGATTTTACCAACAACTATTTATAGTTATAATACACAATCTGATCTTTGTACCCCACTCACAGATACAGCCGTTATAGTTTTGAACAATATGACTAAAGCGGAATTTGCCACAGAAGTCAATACCAATTCTTATACAAAATGCCCATTTCATATTGTTACTTATACAGCATCACAATATCCCATTACCAAGAGTTTTGATTTGATGAATCCCACTGCAAGTACAATTCGGTATATTGCAGACAATGTTGAATTAACACCACAGATGTCACTTGTTAGTGCTGCTGTTATTCACAATAACAATGGTACAGGCGGTTATACGCTACGACTTGGTGTGACAAAGACTTCTATGATGTCATTGATTGCAGAAAGCGACATTACTGTTTATTTGTCTGTCATTGGTAGCAACAATGACACGTTCTATGGTATTGCAACATTAAGTGGTACGTCTGGTGTTCTTTACATATATGAACTTCAAATTCCAACGACTTATTATATTTCACAACAAGACACATTCCGTTCCACCATGTTGTCAACAACACAAGGTATTGCTACAACTGTAGATATTCCATTAGCATCAACATTCACAGTAACCTTCTTACTTACACCATCGCTTTATCCGGCTGCATTAACAACTCAAAATGTTAACATTGTAAATAATTTGGCAACTCCTTATAACCAACTCCTTGGCGTCTGTCAACAACAAGTTGATGTTGTGTTTGGAACAGATCTGTCTTCTCATCTTTATAACAGTACAAATGCATTATGGACATCAACCACCTATGCTGTCTGGCCAGAGACCATATATCAAACATATCCAACAGATGTTTATGAAACAGATGCACAGGGAGGTTTGGTTTATACAGTTGTTTCTGGTGTATTACATCTAAACAAAATACATAGTTTGGGCGACCAGGTCCTTGATAGTAGTGGTAATCCCATTGTATTACATGCTATTGGATCAAGTAAATTAGATTCTCTTGGTAATCCTATCACGATGGCAACGCGTCAACTCAACTACTATGTCAGTAGTATGATGTTCGACATGCGATTGTTTTATAGTACCAATCAGGCAGATGTAACTTTTGTTAGTAATCTTACAAATACCCTCATGTCATATTTTGCAACACTAACTACGATTCAAGGTAATCTCCTGGAACAAACAAGTCTATATTATCGACCAAACAATACCATGGGATTGGCTACTTTTAGTGCTGGTAATAACAAACCCATATCCCTCGATCTCGGTTTTAGTTTTTCTTTTATTGCTTATGTATCACAAGCAACACTTGATAATCCTACATTGACTTCGGCAATAGTTGCCGATATAACATCAATTACTCAAAGTGAGATGACCAAACCTATTATTTCATTAACTGAAATAGCTGATAATATCAAATCTCAATTAAGTGACACTATCATTAGTCTAGATATCGAAGGTATTGACAGCACAACGACTCTCCAAACAGTTATAGTTCCTGCAGGAACTATAAGTCCAATCATTGGTCAACAACTTGTCTATAATTCAGCAACCGACTCACTGGCACTTGGTAGTATGATACAAGTAGCTTTTGAACTAGCCGCATAACAAAACTCGGTATACACCCACCGTTTAAACGGTGGGTGTATACTGATCATTCAGGCTGCGATTGGCTTGGCAAATTTACTTGTCAAGGTATCCAAAAGAGTAGCTACAACTGCTGCACAAGTAGCTGTTGCTACTTCAACATTAGTGATTGTTGTATTTTGTTTTACAGCAG